CTGCAGGCGCTTCTTCAACATCGGCGTAAGCGGCCTGAAGCACGCGCTCTATCGCCAGCTCGGCAAGGAGGATCCGCTGGCGCGCGGGTTCGTCGCGCTCGCCGCCGGCATGGGGGACGAGTTTTGGCAGGGCCTTACGGCCGAGCGCCGGGTCGAGGTGAAGCGGAGCCCGACCGGTCTGCGCCGGTTCCGGTGGCAGGTCCTGCCGAACGTCCGCAACGAGCCGCTCGACACCATGAACTACGCCGAGGCGAGCGCGCTGCGCCTCGGCTGGCGGGAGAAGGCGTCCGACGAGGCCTACTGGCAGCAGCTCATGGCCGAGCGCGGTGCCGCGCCGGCCCCGCAAGGCCAGCTCGATCTCGAGGACCCGGCGACCGCGAACGGCGTTCGCGGGGTCGGGAAGGGCGGCGAAACGGCGGCGGAGCGTCGCGCCCGTCGCCTCGCGAT